ATTGCTTTCTTGACAAGCATTTCAGGCACTTTAGAGGACGCCAGCTTATCTGATAGCGGCTTTCACTTCAAGCGGATTCCGGAAGATGCCGGAAGATCCCCGCTGACGTCCTCCGGAGCTGTGCCTGTTAGTGGAATAGAAACTGTTAAATCCCCTTGTCCCGTAAACTCGACGAACTTATTTGCCTTCAGTTCCTCGGCTTTGGATACTGTTTGTTTATCCACTTCGGACTGATCAAGATAGGTTGTGACATCCACTTTTGGCATGTGTTCACCTCCTTTTAAAAGTTAAAAACACCATTAACCAATGGTGTTTACTTGGGGTCCTGCTCCGTAGGATTATTATCTTTATTTATACTTAGAGCTAAGCTTGCCAATGTTTCTTCTCTTCTTTGTACATCTTCTATTTGAGAAATTAAAAAATTACTGAAATAAAAGTGATGTGTATTAACAAATCTATTATGAAATTCAGTTAGAGAGTTTGTTGAATTAGTATGCATTCTTAAGTAAATAGCTCCTATAAAATTGGATAATATCCCTGCGAGTGCTCCTGTGCCCGCTACTATTAATTTATTTTGTGTACTATCCAATGTATCGCCAGATATCAGGTAAATTGTTAGTCCTATAAATCCAAAACCCAGAAATATACAGAATATCCCTACCCAAAACAGATAAGCGTTTTGCGTAAGATTAAGGTCATAATACCTTTTAAGTTCCTGATGATGTTGTTTAAACAATTTTTCACTTCTATTAGGTAACGAATCCTCACTTTCTAATAAATTTATTTCCCACTCGAGATCATAAATCAAGCCCGTTGCAAACCTATCTTGAGTTGAATTAGCCACTATAATTGTCGCTGTACCAACTAAAATAGAAATGAAACTCATCAGCGGAAATAATTCTCTCGCCGAAGGGTCAATTGAAGGGACTAATTTGTTTGAATTAAGTAAAAAGAAACTCACCCCAATTAATAAATACAGAATCCCAACCAAAACCATCATTTTCTTCCTTCTTTTTGTCCTGGCTTCTAACGATTGCTTACGAACCTGAAGCATTTTCAGTTCGTTTTTTCGGTCAGTATTATTTGTTGCAACAACAGAGTTTTCCATTTGCATAACCTCTTTACTTTGATTTCATAAAGTAAAGATTATCATAAATTATCCCATTTTTGAGAGGTTTCATATGATTCACTACAAAATTATTGAGAAATTAGAGTTAATCTTTATTTCATATTTGCTGAGGTTTCTCTTCAAATCTTTTCTTTTTCGTCGGTTGACAAGCCTAAAACCTTATTATATACCTCTTGGTATGTTGCCTTTCAAAATAAAAAGACCTTCAAGTTAGAAGGTCTTTCGGGTCACCCTTTTGTTACTTCATCCCAACAATCTTCACACAATAGTTCACCATCTATTGCCTTAAAAGGTAGGTCACAGTGTTGGCAAAAGCTATAACCCTTTCCTTTCATTGCTGCACGCTGTCTGTACTCATTTGCTTCTTGCTCTGCTAATTCTTTTTTCGCTTGGCCCACATTATCCAGCTCCCTCTCATATAATAGATCTTCTAGAACCCTATTATATCCAGTTCGCTGTCCCACCATAACAAAACTATTTTAATTTTTCTAAGGCTTCTCTTCGAATCTCTTCTTTTTCTTCAGGCGATAAGCCTAAAATCTCGTTATCTACCACAGGAGATAAAACACAATGACAATGAACCCGCTCTCCTGCCGACAGTTTAGGATCCCTTGGGAACATGCAGGACTCGCTGCTACCTGGTATCTGAAATTCTTCATCCACTCCAATGACTGTGCCATCAAGATCGATGTGATTCTCACGCGGATTGTTTTTCTTACTGCCACTGTGCCGCCATTTCTTTTTCTTTACTGCCGGCGATTGTGCATATGATTCATGCTGCGCGGCAGAGGAAGCGGCAAGCACTTCAGTTATGGCCGTGGTACGTGCCCGGTCCCTATCAAACTGCGGCATATCTTTGAGAGCCAATTCAATGTCCTGTATAGATGATCCATTCTCGATGGCGTTTGCCATTAGGTTCTCCACTGCTTCATGAGTGTTCAGCTTCATGATCTTGGCCAACTTTTCAGACCAACCTTTGATCCAATCCGCTGCCCTAGTTGATAAAGCTTCAAATGGGACATCCGGATCCAATGAATCCATGATCACTCCGGCCAGTTCCTCAACGGTCTGCTGCAGAAATCCCTCGGTAAGCTCCTGAAATTCTTCCTCGAAGTCATCTTCTGCAAATAAGTTCTGTGTGAAAAACATCAGAAGAGCTTCCAGCGTTTCTTTTGAGTCTTTACCTATAAAACCATTCAGCCCATCTAAAAACCTCTTACGCTGGCGTCTGAGCAATCTGGCAATGCCTTTTTCATATTCTTCTACAAAGCCGGGTATCTTAGAAAGACCGGGGAAGTCAGGAATACCCTCCATAAGGTCTTTCTTCTCATCTTCCTCGGCTTTTTAAATAAAAGCAGTTAAGTTTTCCAGCAGCTTATCCGTTTTGTTCATCGCTTTAGATCCTCCAAAACATCCCGCATATCTTTTAATAACCCGATCACGTTTGGAGTACCGCTCCTAGATTTAAACAGCGCAGCCAACGGATCAGAAGCGGGCGCCGCGGTATTTTTACCTATCGGCCTGCTGTACTCTTCCTCTGGCCATTCTTCAAGTGTCTTACCAAGTATACGTCCAGCAAGATCACGCAGATCATTCGGTGAGACTGCGCCAGCATTAATAAAAGGAGTCAGAACCTTTGCTATCTCGATAGGATCCCGGAAATCCGGTCCTTTTAACTGCAGCTCGACCTTATGAATTTCAAGATCATTTAAGAATAAAGCATTCAGCTTACCTGTGATTAATTTTCTTTCTGGCTGAAATACTTGTTCCTCAGTGATCTTTCTGGCCGTGTCAGCTGTCGCCTTGTTATAGTCCTGGGCTTCGCCAGTATAGAGCGGCGGCAACCGGAAGGCGGAGCGGAGCTTGTCCCTGCTCTTTTGATCGTATTCAAGAAATAATGCGTCTTGCTGAAGAATTTCAGCCAGTGACTTGATTTCCACTTTAACTGGCGTGATTTCCTCATCACCTTGAATGTTTTTCCCCTTGGCTATCCCTTCCGCTTCAAGCAAAAGAAACTTATGTGCGTTTTCTACACCTTCAAGACCGTTCATATAGTTCTGCAGCTGTGTGTATGAGTCTTCAGAGAGCATTCCATTTTCAATGGTTATAGCAGCGGGAACGTGCCGGCCCTGTTTGAAGTACATGAAATTCAACTCTTCAGCCTTACGCGCGCCGTATAAATTGACGATGTGACCAATCCACCGCGGCTTCCCGTATGCTCCGCTCCCTATTTTAAAATGCACAACCTCATTGGCCTGCTTTTCAAAAGGAGTCTTTTCATCATATTCTCCTGTTTCGGAATTCAGGATTCGAGGATCTCCGTATTCTTTGAAAAACACCCTTTTGCCATTGACGATCTGCACATATTTCCGGAAGCGTTTTTGACGCTGGATCTTCTTTAACGTACCTGACTCAAAATAATTGTATGGAACCTCAATAGGTTCTGATAATGAGCAAACTCGGACATATTCAGAGGCCATATGTTCAATGCCAGCCGGTTTCCCGCTCCCGTTTCGAATTACTTCGATATATCCATTACCGGTCTTTTCCCGGTCTTCTATGCTAAAACCCAATAATGTTTCAGCTGATTCATCAAAATGAATATACTTAATGAATTCTTCAAGTTGCTGCCACTCTTTATCCGCTGCCGTTTTTTCTGCAGAATCCACTTCATCAGAATTGATATCCTTTGAGTATTTCATCTCGAAGCCGAAGCCCACTATATTGGTCTTGTACGCATCGACACACTGCTGTAAGATCGTCGAATACTCTGCGATGTGTTTAAGCTCTTTAAGGTTATACGGCGGGGGTATGATATTCTCTCCGTACATTTCTTCAAATTCATCTTTATAAATCTGTTTTGTTGTTTCAGTAGGCGGAGCAGCTTTAAATACTTGCGCTTTAACTGTAGATTTACTCATTCGCTTACCCCCTTTCTCTGCTTCTTGGTCTTGACCGTTTAGGTCTTCCTTTTGATTCTTCTTTCAGATCGGTTACCTCGTAATCATCAAGCGCGTACCATATCGCTGAAAGTGTATGCGGGTCTATGGTGAACTCGTCTTCTATGATGTGGCCCAATTTATCCTTGGCATAAGTGAGCGGCTTCAGTTCATAGATCGTATTCTCACATCGATCCGAACAAATGATTTTCTTGAACCGCTTGATCTTCTTTGTATATTGAAGGCGGGATCCTTTATATTTGTGGGCGCCCACCATGTTGAATCCTTGCTGCTGAAAATATCGGATTGTTTTGGGCTCCGCTGAGTCCGCCTTAATTAACTCCTTGGTCTCAGCAAATTCACTTAGTTCTTCAGCCGTCTGATCGTCCGTCATTCCATTTTTGTAATACTCCCAATAGATATAGAGGTATTTCTTTTCATGGTCCACAGCAAGCCGGACAACGGCGTTATACGATTCCTCAAAACCAAAGTCCATGCCTACTCGTTTAAGCGGGCGATTAATATTAGCGATTGCTGTCATAACCTCTTCATGTGGCCGCTCTTCAAACTGAGGCAGCACACGAACCCCGTTCACGCCAAAATGACCTTGCCGCGCAATTCGGTAAAGGTCTGGATCGTATTCTTTCATTTCATCAAGCTGCTTCACATAGCTTTCCGGAAGAAATAGATTATCGTCCGCTGTTGAGTGGTGATAATAGGTGTCGTTAATTACGACAGTCCGCTTTTCGTATAGCTCTTTATCGTCGAGCACAAACCGTTTTTGGCGGTCATCTTTGAAGAAATGCTTATATGTCCAGTTATCTTCTCCGACCGGGTTTGTTGAAAGAATCATATGAAGCGGCAATGTCGGGTGACGCAGACGTCCAAGCAACTCCTTGAACCCCTCGTATTTCACTTCAGAACATTCCTCAATCCATATGAGAGAAACATTATTGATTGATTTCAGCTTGGCCGGCTTATCCAGCCCTTTAAATATGATCCGGCCGCCGTTCGGAAAGCGGATCTGCATTGGTGAAGAAACGCATCTAACAATATGATCGATCTCAAGGTCATTGATAATTTCATCAAAGAGGGAAAAGGTTGAGTCCCTATGCGTGTCGTATACTTCCCTTACGACAAGAACGGTCCGCTTCTCTTCCAGTAATTTAAGAACAATCTTGAGTGCCACATGATAACTCTTCGAGGATCCATAACCGCCGACAAGAAACTGAAACTTTTGATTCCAATCAAAAAGAAAATCCTCAAAGTGTGGATTTACTTCCTTGTTAATCATTCGCCCTCATCCTTACGCTTACGCTCAATAGTAATGTGAACAGAATTATCAACCGGACGGGCTGTAAGCCGTTCAAGCTCTGCCTGTTTCGTCTCATTTGAAAGATAAATGCCGCGCAGCTTTAATTCGTGTTCATCCATTGATCGAGTCATATCATGTTTCTGACGGATGGCTTTTAACCGCTTATCAGTAACTCGGGTCATCGCTTCCTCTAATCGGAGAATTTTATCAATGCTTGGCTCGGAAACTTCTTCGATTTCTGTGACGACAAGACGCTCATTCATAAGCGCCTGGTGCTTCACTAAACCGGTTTTCTGGTCCTTGGTCGGCACGATGTCTTTTACCTTTCGCAACTGCTGAAGGACGCGGCGTTGCGTTTCATTCAACCCTTTTTCAATTTGCATGATACGCATCATCATGCGCCGCTCCTTTAGATACAACTCACGTATCGTTAATTCAATTTGATAGAGCGGGTCTGTTTCAATCTGGCCAAACAGTTCTTTTTCGGTATCATCCATGAAATCAAATAGGATCGATTCATATTCGCCAGTGCGCAAAGAGTTTTTATTTCCTTTAGGAGCTGCACCGCCTCTATTCCCTTTGGCGTTTTGATTGCCAGGTGGTGCTTTTCCTCCCTTATTTCCTTTTGCATTTTTATTTCCTTTTGGAGCACCTGGACGAAAAGGAGCGCTCCCTTTCGATTTAGGAGCGCTCTCATTCATTTTTTCTTCCCATTTATCGTTTGCTTTCCATTTGCGGACAGTGCTGCTTGTAACGTTTAATTGCTCGGCAATGTCTTTTAATTTCTTGCTTCCGCCACTCTCTTCCCACAAACGAAAAGCTTCATCTCTGCGTGGATCACGTGGTCTTGGCATTACATCTCACCCACCTCCGGGACTCGTAATTGAGTTTGAGTTTGTTTTACTCTTCTATTGATTTTTGATTTTCTGATTTTGTATTATTTAAAGAAATAGCACTTTCCTTTATATTTTGTATTGCTGCCGCCATCTGTATTACGGAATTAGGTACCGGGTTTCGAAATTTTGCCCCTGCCATTATGGCACTACGCTTCGCAGCTTGTAATGTTGTCATCATTTCTATTACGGAACTAGGCACTGGATTTAATAAGTGTGCATGTTTAATCGAGTAAGTAGAAACGGTTTTATCTTCAATTTTATCTAGGCTATCAATAAGGGAATCTTTTTGCGGTTGTTGTACATCCATTTGTTCTATAGTACTTCTTAACTCTTCTAACTCTTTCTTAATTTCTTCTCGCTCTTTCTTTAATTCTTTTTGTTTTTTATCCATTTCCGAAATATACGAAAGATTTTCTTGAATAGAATCAACCATTTCATCCGCACTTCCTGCCAATCTATTTAAAACCTGTAATTGGTTATTCAGAATTACATCATCTACATAGTATGGATAACGAAGTTTATGATCTATTTCACTCCAGCCTTCTTCAAATATGGTCCGAACTTGAATTTCAGCAGTGTACGTTTTAATTTGAGTTAGATTATATTCAATTAAATAGTGCCAGGACCTATAACTAGCTTCATGTTGTTTGCATTCAAACCTCTGCATTAGTTCAGGTTGAATGAAGTCACCCTCCCTGTAATAAATAGTAGCTTCACGAAGTGGCCAATGTTCTCTTATAAAATGATCAATTCCTTCAGCATCTTTTTTCGAGATATGGAGAACTCTTAACCCAATTAAGTCTGTTATTTTTTCTTTATAGTTTTTCAAATCAAATGTGAACTCTTTGTTTTTAATTTTTTTCCTAACTAATTTTTCTATAAGATGCTCTGGATCTTTAATTCTCATTCTAACGGAGTGAGCTAAAGAATGAGATCTCAAGATTTTTGCAATTGTTTCACCGGCAGTTTCCAAGCTCTCTCTATGATTTAAGTAATCATCGTAAATTTGTTTCAAATCACCCCACTGAATCCCTGTTTTATTAAAATCTTCTTCAGAAATGTTGTAGCGTGCAAAAAATTTTTCTCTATTTTCAATAAGGCTGGCCATATTTCTCTCTCCCTCTCAATTTTAAAAACTTTAATTAATATTATGCATTAAAGTCCTAAATTAGGGAATAATGGTTTAAATTTCTTCCTTCTGAAGCTCTATATCAAGCTCTATGAGCTTTTTTAAATCGTCCACAGTATTCACCTTGATATGGCCACTTTGGAAGTCTTTGACCCACTGGGCGATACCTGCTTGAATGATTTTACGGTATTTCTCTTTTGATTGACTGATGTTCTCTAACAACTCGGCACTATGCAGGAGAAGGAGATTTTCTTTTTCATCATCAGAAAGGGAACATACGTTTCTGTTTTCTATTGCCATCCTCCCTGTCCTCCATTACAATATGAGATGAGAGCGTGATGTTTTCCCACAACGCGGCCGCGTCTTGATCACGCTCTTTAACAGGGAGTGTATCTCTGTTTAGAAAGGGAGGGTGTTATCAGCACCCTCTTTTTTTTTGGACAAAATATAATCGCATTTATCATTTGCATAATATTTACAGTATAAATTTAAAGGAGGCTTTTTTATGCAAAATCAAGGAAATCCTGTACCACCTCCAAGGCAACAACAGCCAACTGGGACACCTTCTCCACCACCGCCAGGACAGAACATTTTAATGTATTATCATCGCTTGCAGCGAGACTATAACGAAGTTGAAAAGCTTGTTAGAGAAAAACCTGGAATCAATAATAACTGTCGAAATAAATGGAGTATAGCAATCACTCCTCACGGACCGTTTAATCGATTAGAACCACGCCTATTTTTCTTTGAAGCTGCAGGGTTTGTGACTGGTAGTGTTGTTGGATACGAATTTAATTGTGGTTGGGAACCAATACACAAAGACTTGTATCCAGTACATCTTAGCTGTTGATTCATTAAAAATAAGTTTGAATGCGGAACAATTTTATATAAACCATTGAATATAAATCTGTTCCGCAATCTTTTTCATCATGACCGGAGGAACACTCATCCCACAAACATATTGAGCAGATGCGTTCATAAAGTCGTAATCGAGCGGGAAAGACTGCATTAAAATAATGTCTCGTTCAGAGATGTAATAAGGCTCGTCATATCGGACAAAGACAGAACCGCTTGCAAGAGTAGGCGGCACCAAGGTGTTTTTCACTAAAATCGTATTGAAATTAGATTCTTTCCCTTCTGTCCTTTTCGTTATATCACCTATGTTGCTATCTGACGGTCTTCTCTTCACCCATCTCCTATACAATTTCGATGTCTCTTTCAATCTGGATCCACGCCCGCTCCTAAACTCTTTGTAAGGTATAGGCCGCTCATTAAATTCAAGCCTTAATTGAGGTAGGTTTAAATCTTTTCTCCGACCAATAAAAAAGACCCGCTCTCTTCTTTGCGGGACTCCCATTGTGGCAGCATTCAACAAAAACACCTGAACGTCATACCCGATTTCTTTCGCTCTTTCAATTACAAGCTTCACATACCCTTTTGCTTTGCCAATGATCATGCCTTTCACATTCTCGGCTACAAAGATTTTAGGTCTCAACTTTTCAACTGCATTCAAATACTCGAAAAACAAATCATCAAGTGACTGCTTAGCCTGGCCCTCTCTGAAAGATTTTTCTATTCCCCAAGCACCCTCTCGGTCACCCGCCATTGAAAATACGCTGCATGGCGGGGACCCATCGAAAATATCTAAATCAAATAATTCCTCCGGCAGATCGTCCAGTTTGTTGAATTTCCTGATATCCATTAAAAATGAGTATTTAGGATTGTGGTTCTTTCTATAGATTTTCATCATTTGCGGATCAATTTCACAGTTTCCAAGAAGGTTATAACCAGCGAGCTTGTAACCCATTGAAGAACCGCCACCACATGAAAACGTACTAAAAACCTTCAATCCGTTCTGCTCAATATCTTTCAGATCAGACAGATACCATCTATAACTGTTCATTGTTGCTCACCTACTCATTGAAAGAGAACCCGCATTTAGGACAGGTATGTTCAAATTGCTCATCCTCGTAATCATCAAGGTCAATTTCATGATTATCAGTAACCTTCCCGCCGTTTCCTGCGTGCTCTGTCAGATCTTCTAAAATACTTTCTAGTTCACCATCAGAAAATCCGGTGAAGGACAGATCAAAATTATTTTCTTCAAGCTCCCTTAAAACTTGTTCGAGCTTGTATTCATCCCAATCGCCGCCTGTTTTATTAAGCGCCAGATTTAACGCCCTTTCCTCGTTATCATCAAGGTCTACCACCGAAACAGTTAGCTTTGAAGGGTTATTCTCCATATGTATTTTGAACCGCTGATGGCCACCTACGAGGTTTCCTGTTCTTTCATTCCAAACAAGCGGCTCTACGTTACCGAACCGCTCTAAAGATGCTTTTATTCTTTCATAATCGGGATCACCTGGCTGAAGATTAATGCGGGGATTGTAAGGAGCAGGATTGATTTTTTCAACTGGTACATTTCTAATATCCATTATGTTTCGCCTCCAATAAAAAAAGCACCTACATTTTAGGTGCTTTATGTTTTCAAATATAATTTTTTAAAAATTTAACTTTTCTAAAGCTTTTTTTAGGTTTACGTAACCTTTTCCAGCATCGTTAGGGTTTTGAAAAATATCAATAGCTCCCTCTTCAATTGCTCTTTTAATTTCTGCAGGTTTCGCGTCAGGTTTTGCCTGAATTAAAAGTGCAGCCAGTCCCGCAACAATAGGTGTAGCCATAGACGTTCCATCCATCCAACAATAATTTTCTCCTACTCTTCTCATTGGTTCCTCTCGATCATAATCAGAACCAGGGGAACGAAGTGAAACAATACTAGTACCAGGAGCTACAACATCTGGCTTAGTCACCCCATCTTTTGTTGGTCCTCGGCTAGAGAAATCAACAACTATATCATTGTCTTTTTCAACAGTGTTAAAATCATTAGTCGCACCAACAGTAATTATTTCTGGCTCAATACCCGGGCTCTCAATTGTTTTTGGTCCCCTTCTGCCTGTGTTTCCTGCAGCCGCCAAAACAACAATACCCTCTTTTTGGGCTTGTCTAAGCATTCTACATAAAGGATCATTTTCGGCTGATGCATTAGCTGTTCCACCCAAAGATAATGACATTACATTAATTCCATATTTTTCTCTGTTGTCAATACACCATTGAACTCCTTTCATTATAGTTGTAGTAAGAGTACTTCTGCCTTGAAAAACTTTAACTCCTACTAAATTTGCATTGTGTGCTAGACCTCTGTATTTTTTATTCGAGCTCATCCCATTACCAGCCGCACAACCAGCGCAATGAGTTCCATGTCCACCATCATCAGAGGGTTCTACTTCCTTATCTTGAAAAGCGTCATAAAAAGCAATTATTCGATTTTTTGGTGATATTAAATCTTCGTGTGGATGTATACCAGAATCTACAATTGCAATTGTTACCCCACTACCGTCTAATGAAATATTTGTGTCAGTTGCTGGCTCATCATTTACAACTTTGGTCGCTACATCTAGTAATAAGTGATATTTTTGTTCAATTGCAACTGATTTCACTGCAGGATTTTTAATAATATCGTTTAATTCTTTTGCCTTCACCTGTACTACATCAGTGTTTATTGAGTCGAACCGATCAACAATTGTGGCTTCTTTATTTTCAACCTCTTTATCCAATGCATCTGCGGTCCCTACAACGTCTTCCCTTTCGATTAATACAGTGATTGTTTGCTCTTCACTTCGTATCCCTTCTTCTAAATGCTTTACTAGATGTGAACTTAACTTCTGTTTACCTTCCTCAGGAATATTCATTTTTTCCCTCCAAATTTTTTATCACAAATATGGTTAACAATTAAAGCAAAAATAATCATGGTAATAAAAGGATTTCAGAGGATTAAACAACTTCAAGCTAAAGTATCAAGTCTTTTGATTATCGACAGACAAAACATCTCATATCTCATGTTTCATTTCTTTTTGCCGAATAAGCACCGCCTTACGCTATTCGCTTTTATTTATTTGTGGCTCGCCGATTTCTCCCAGGAGGTAAGCAAAGAAAATGGAGAGCCGGATTAAATGACTTTCCTGCAAGCGGGATTTCACCGCTTGCGTTCCCCGTGACTATCGCGCGCAATACTGCATAGACTCCAGCCGCTCCTCCTGTGAAGCTAACGACCTTCATAGTCATTCGATACATCCGAGTGCACACTTGATAAAGGAAAGGTGCGTCTCCTGGTTTGGCCATAAAAAAACGGCCACTAATCAGCTGTACAAATTTCCATGTACAAAAGATCAGCGTCCGTAGGTATCTCCTTTTTGGACTGTTATTCACGTTCTTTTTCTTGTCACTATCGTATGACAAAACGCAATTGAAAAAAGTACCCATTTTATCCCCCATTTTGTCGGCTTTTTATCGGCATTTATCGGTAAAACAAAAAAGGACAGGTACTTTGTAAAATTAAAGACAGGTGACTGTATGAATTTATTTTGAATAGTAACTTGTTATTCGGCTAATATTTTTGTTCCTCCCTGTATTTCTTAATATACGGTTAGTCCTAATGAACTAAATCGTTGCTCCATATCTTTTGATAAATCAATAACTTCTAATATTTCATGCTTCTTTTCAGGTTGTGAAATCTTTGCCTGGAAATAAAAAAGTACACCACTATATAAGTGATGTACTGAATTAGATATTATTTGAGACCTTAAATTCAGAAGAGCTTCTTTTCCAAACAAGAGATTACTTTAAATCTAAGGACTAACTTAATGCTTCAACCAGGCTCTTTCCAAATTCTTTCGCCCCATCCGGTCCATCGCCTGTAATAACATCATTATGTGCTACGACATGTTGTTCAACATATTCTACGTTATGAGCCTTTAATTCGTTCTTTTGTACGTCAACTGGGTAGCATGTTGCTTGACGGTCAGTAAGTAAACCTGTTTTTGCTAACGTTACAGCTCCCGCACATATTCCTGTTACAAGAACATTTTGTTCATGAGCTTGTTTCAGGTAGTTTAGTAACTCTTGATTTCCCCATAAATGATCGTTAGTTCCAGATCCCCCAATGACAGCAAGAGCATCATAATCAGTGGATGTCACCTCAGAGAAGATCACTTCAGCGTTTGTCTTTCCTTGATAGTCACCTGTAATTTCACCTGTTTTGGTGCTTGCAATGGTTACTTCAATCCCTGCATTTTCTAACGCTTCTTTAGGTTGAAATAATTCATCTTCATTAAATCTTTCTGGTGGTATAATTAATAAAGCTTTTTTACTCATAATTGTTTTTGCCTCCTAAAATAGATAAAGGTTTGTCTTTAAGACTAACTTCATTCTACTTACGGTTTTCCACATTGTGAAGAATGCACTTTTTTGTGCGGAGGTTACCAAAAGGTTACTTATTATACGAAAGGGAGTTAGCTTGATGTCGGATAAATTAAGAGAAGAAATCAAAGGGAGAATATTAAATCATGATTATCATTGTGAAAAAGAGCTTACCTTATCGATTATTAGCGGAAAATGGAAAGTTGTTATTTTGTGGCATTTAGGTATAGAAGGCCCACATCGCTTCAGTGAACTTCAAAGACTTTTCCCAAAAATATCTCATAAGATACTAACAAACCAATTGCGAGAACTTACAGAAGATGGAATTGTTCACAGAGAGGTATATCCAGAAATTCCCCCGAAAGTTGAATATTCAATGACTGAACTCGGGATGACGTTATTACCAATCGTTGAAATGATGTATGAATGGGGAAAAAAACGAATAGAACAAATTAAACAAGAAAATAATTTTTTTGAAGAAGAAGAAGAAAAATAACAAGATTGTTTTGGTAAATAAATTTCCTGTGCTTTCAACTAAGTACCCATTAACAAAAAAACAGCCCTCAGATTATTCCGAGCGCTGTCGCGATGTTGTATATAGCTTGTCTTTTAACCTTATAAAACTTATCTCTTTTGAGACCCATTTCAATCATGATTTCAAGATCCTTTATTTTTTCCGGAGACAAATATTTCTTTTCTATGATGCTGTATTCGTCTTGATCAAGGCAGTGCTTTAGCGTCCTATCCATCTGCTTGACCTTCAGCTCATTATATTCGGTGCTTTTCCGCAGCTGCGGGAATAACCCTATGACTCCCTGTTCCTTCTGTTCTTTCCTATTCTCCGCCTGAACCTTTAATGATCTATAGGTTTTCAACTCTTTAATAACAAGGTTACGTACTTCCTTTTCATTCACTTCCGGAAGAAATGATAATTGCTCTGCTGCTGTCATCCAAATCCCTCCCTTGCTAAAAGAAAACGGGCACATTCCATTTTTTATTATCTCAATGGTCAGTGTCCGCTCCGTATTTTTTATGATTTCAACTCGCATCTAAGTTCTTGATAAATTCCTTCATCATCTAATAGATCATCAAAAAAGTTGTATTTAAGAATTAGTTTTCTGAACTTTTCTCCTCTATCACTTAAAGCATTATAAAATATTAATAATAATTCTCCTGTTGATAGCTGTGCTCTTAAAATTCCAATGTAATTCTTTTTTTCATGTGTAGTTAATTCCTTATCTTGTTGATCTATAAATTTCATTATTCTATACATATTTCTAAAATAATGACCGAAATAATATTGCTCATAAAAATCCTCATAGATTAGTAATAATCTTGTTTTTTCACTCTCTATATTCATCATCTCAGGCGTTGAATACTGATGCTTTATTCGTAGGTTTAAATAACTTAATGCATATTTCCCCTCATAATCTGCTATTTTCAAACCTTTAACTATCTCATTATGAAGGTTTATCATATTAAAGAATGTATTATCAAATTGTTGCTTTATTAAAGTCTTATTTGTTGTTTCAAACTCTGTCCGTGTCTCTCTTAATTCTTTCCCCTGCATCTTAACTGTAGTTAAAACTAAAAGGATACTGGCTAAATTAAACAATCCAACTGTAGTGCCTCCAAAAAAATCACCAACGGGTCCTAAATTATTAAAGTTTACATCTTTTGCAAAAAGTAAAATTAAAAAGGGCGTTATAACAGCTACCATGCATATTGTTAATCCTGCATACATAAAAATATTTTCGTTATCATACCACTTTTCCTTTTTATTATTTTCACTCAATTGAAATCCCCCATTTTTTATCTTTTAAGTTCGATTATATCCTTTTTATGGGGGTTCTGATAGAAATAAAAAAATTACCTTTTATACTTCAGATAACAAACAAACCATGATAAAAGGCATAACAGAGATGAATTTTTCCGTTCTCGATGCTGTTGATTTCCTTTCAACGCTGCAGCTACTTTTTTAGCCTCTTTCTCTTGATGATCAGATGCCAGGATAATGGCGCTCACTTCAAATAGATCTTTATCAAGGTGAGTCATTTTAGACCAGGCTGCAGCCAGGTTATTAAACTGTGAATCACCTGTTTCATAAATTCGTATCAACTATTCTCACCTTCTAATTCATTTTCAGCGGCCCTTATTGTGAATTGCAGATTCTTGATAACTTGCTGTAAAGACTTTTTATATCTGCTACTTTCTCCGCTCAGGCGCCGTATATCTTGCTGGGCCTGCTTGAACTGATTAACTGCTATTTCTTCCTGCCGTTTGTTTTCCTCAATGACGGCCAGCTGTTGCTGAACCGTTTCAATCAGCCACTCCGTTGAGGCCAGAGATAGCCCCATATGCTGCCTGCATTCATTTTCTATTCTCTGAATCTTATCTTTCATATTGGCTCCTCCCAATAACAGCAGAGGGTGCCCCCTCCGCTTTACTTCTTAAATCCATAGTCAAAATGGATTCTTGTATATTCATTGTCTCTGGTATGTACGTTTGTAATGCCGTACTCAGGTGTCTCTGCTAAATATGCGCAGCCATCCTTACCGTCAAGAATAACCAGTTTTATTTTGTTTCGTTCAATCAAGTCTCCAACGGAAAGTTGGTGTATGTTTTCAAGTTCAATAGGTCGGTTCATTTTGCAGCACTCCCCGTGTTATAATTAATTGTCGAGATTAACTAAACCGGGGCCTTGTGCTGCGGTTTTTTTATATATCCTCGTCCTCTTCTTCCCAAGCCATTTTGAACGCCGATTCCAAAAATTCCAATCGCTTTTCAAGTTCTTCATCTGTCATCTTAGAAAGATCCGGTCCGTGTCCAGGAACCATCCTGAAATCTTCCGTAAGACGTTTTATAAGATACTCTCTCCTTGAAGCCACCAATAACCCTCCATCCATTTTTAAGCCGCTGGAGCAGCTCGTATTTTCTTAAAGGCTCATAGAGGTGGACTGCTCGCCCATCCTCCATGCGAAACAGCAAATACCAACGCCGCTGCCTTTTAACCATTAAGCCGCTCCGTGTTCGCCCTCATCCTGGTTGTCTTCTTCTTTTTCATCGTTTGAAGGCAAATCGTATTCACTGCTTTCATCCAGAGGAACAGACGGCTTTTCTTCTTCCTTAGGCTCAGCCTCAGCCTCTTGGTCTTGCTTCCAATCCCACCAAGCTACAGCAAGCGGAGCAACTTCTTTTCTGTAATCGTTAATGAGGTCCACAATGACACCTGATGACATTTCAAGCTCATTCGCTAGCTTTCTATAGGATTCTCCTTCAATGCGTCGCTTCGCGATCTCAGCAATGTTTTTAGGGAATCCATCAAGAGCGGGAGCCATACCTTCAGTGATGAATGAATCAACGATTTCTCGCTCAATTTTCATTGGCTTTTCTTCGCTTTTAGGCTTTTCTTTAGGGAGCCCGAGATCCGCCTCAAGTTGTTCCGGTTCTGGATCAGAGACATTTACGATGCCATTTTGATCCACTGTGTAATTTGTAATTGGTCGGTCTGTTTTAGTATTAATTTCTACAGTGTATTGAATAACTTCAGATTCAAGTTGTGTTTCTACTTCTCTATCAATCATTTCAGCTGAATTTTGAATGTTGTTTCCAAGTTCTTTAGTTGGAACCTCCACAACAACTTCAGTGATACCTTTTGGTTTGTGATTCACCTTTTTTACTAATCCTTTGAAATCAACGAAAGACATAACTGTTCCTCCTCTTGCGATAGTGGTTTTACCTGTATTTCAATTCTTGGTTTTTGGCTATAAAACTTGCTGACATAAAGGTCTACAATTTGGCTGTCATCATGCCAGATTACCTTATTTAAACCGTCCTTGATGTCCTTTATATAGTTATCAACATCAGGCTTTTTGCTCGGCCTCAACCGCCCTTGTTCTGCTTCTGCAGCTTTTTTCTTACTGAAGCTTTTCAAAGTGGATTTATAAACCTTTACAGATAATTCAAGTGGTCCTTCTAGCAATTTAGCTGGACGATAATCTGAAGCAGCCAGCTTCACATATTGCTTAAAGTCTCTTGATTTCTTTGGATCATATAGCCTGGTCATACCGTTACTCGTAGTGGCTCTCGGTCTTCCTTGCGCTACCGGCTCGCCGTAAATTGTAAAACTGATCAATGCTGTTACCTCCCGTCAGCTGCCTCCAGCTGCTCAATTTCCGTCATTATTAAATCTGCGTTCATGATAATGAATGTTAAGGAGCGGAGCGTGCCGAGCATCAATCTCCCTCCTCGAAGGACATTTCACGGCCAAACTGGCATTTTACTGTTATTGTGAAATTCTCCAGATCAAATAGTGTCAAATGACTCGAAGCCTCTCCTTTTCCGATGGGATAGCCATACCGAATCAATTCATTGATCAGAAATTCTCTCCGCTTCTCCACTTCATTCCTTGGCATAAAACCGCTCCTTTTTAACCCACAAGGGCTTCAATTTGTCTATCAAGGTTTAAGAATCGGCCGTACTCTTTAATAAAGGCAGCCATGACAGTGCCAACCGAGCCGTTTCTTTGTTTTGCAAAAATGATCTCCACTATGTTTTTTAGGTCGCTTTGCTTATCGTAATAGTCATCCCTATAGAGAAAACTAACGATATCGGCATCTTGCTCAATGCTGCCTGAATCTCGAAGATCAGACATCATCGGCCGCTTATCTTGCCGTTGCTCAACACCGCGAGAAAGTTGAGAAAGCAGAATGATTGGAACATTGAAGGTCCGGGCTATGTTCTTCAATTCGCCTGTTATGCTTGCGACCTCTAAGTTTTTCGTTTCAAATTTTCCAATAGGCCGGATTAATTGAAGATAATCAATCACAACCAAATGCTTTTGATCCGGGTGGTCCTTTGTGGTCTTCCGAATGGCAGAACGAATATCAGCCACTGACTGTGACGGTTTGTCGTGAATATAGATGTCTAATTTTTCATATTCACCGATGGCCCGATTCGCGTTTTCATAGTCTTTTTCACTGAAATACTTGTGCGGGTTTCTCCATTTTGTACCTTCGATTGAACCTAAATTGCTGAGCATCCGGTTAACGAGTTGACGGTCGGACATCTCCAAAGAAAAAACATCTACAACCCCACCTTTTAGTGCTGCATTCTGCGCCAAATTTAGAGCGAAAGCTGTTTTTCCCATGGAAGGCCGGGCAGCTACGATAATTAAATCGCTATCCTGCCAGCCTCCGGTCATAGCGTCTAGATCAGCTAGCCCAGTTTCCACTCCTGTTATTTCGCCTTTCTCTTGATACATGTCGTTGTATATTTCAGTTAAAACATCCATCTTGGTACGATTATTTTTAATTCCAATCTCCTGCAGCTCCACGGTCTTCTGATACACTTGCAAAATACCCTCATCGCTTGGATTGTTTGCAAAATCAAGCGCGGTCTTTTGCATATCTCGAAGTTTAAAAGCTTCATAGACACAAAACCGAACATAAGTTTGCGTCACGTTAGTAGGAGGCTTTATCTTGTATCAATTATCACTTCTTGAAGATCGAATCAAGACAATATATACAGGTATTGGAATTGCCGATCCGGGTACATGGGACTTGGAACTAATTGCAGATAGGTTAAAAATAATAGTCCATTACAAAAACCGTTCATCTGTAGCAGTAAAACTGCTGGGAATGGCTTGCATTATTCTTGATTCGCGATTATCTAAAAAAAGCAGTGGGAAGACTTTTCCCATGAACTGTGCCATCACATAAATCATGTAGGTGTTCAATACAAATTACCCCCACTTTTTAGAGAATTACAGGAGAATCAAGCAAATGCATTTATGTATTGCTGTACCTAGCTTTATGCTGAAAAACATCAAATTACCGGCAACCAAGCGGGAATCTATAAGTCTCATATCTGATCTTTTTCAGGTTACACATCCTTTTGCGGAAAAAAGATTGGATATGTACTTCCGTAAGTTATTCAGCTTTAAGTATCAATCATTCATGATTCAAAAGAATAAAGAAAGGGAGAAAATTTTATATGCCAACAATTGAAAAAAGAGGAGAAAAGTCATTTCGATTAGTTGTTGATATCGGTACAAAGAGCAAGCGTAAAAGAAAGGTCAAAACAATTAGAATAGAGGATCCAGCTTTATTAAAAACCACTAAAAAGCTGCGCAATTACCTGGAGAGTGAATGGTATAAATTCAAAACAGAAGTTGAAGCCGGCGCTTATATCACACCACACAAACGAACATTCAATATGTTCATAGAGGACTGGGAGAAAAAATATGCCCTGGATCATCTCGATGATAAAACTCGTGAAACTTATGAATATATTATGGGGAAAGAAATACAGCCCTATTTTGGAGACATGTACTTAGACGAGATTCAGCCTATTCACATATTAAATTTCTTAGAAGAATACCAAAGGGAAAATGATGTCTCAACGTCAAGCATTCATGCAAGATATCGAATCATTAGAGATATCTTAGGAAGAGCAGCTGAGTGGAAAATTATAAAAGAAAACCCTGCAGAAAACGTAAAGCGGCCAAAACAAAAATACAATGAATATGAAATTTATACTGAAGAAGAAATAAAAGAAATTTTTATGCTATTAGATGAACACGCTCCATTGAGGAACAAAGTTATGATTAAATTTGCTTTTACTGGTGGATTTCGTAGAGGTGAACTATTAGCAATCGATGAAACAGATTTATTTTTTGATACTAGTGAAGTAAGAATTGATGAGTCTTTACAATATACAAAGAAGAAAGGTTATCGGTTTAAAGATCCTAAAAGTAACTCTTTCCGTAAAGTTACGATGCCGCCTGATATTATGCAAGAAGCAGCTATTTTGCTACGAGAGATCAAGAAGAATAAATTACTGTTGGGTGAACTGTTGAGAGGAACAGATAAGCTTTTGTTATTTGGTGGGGATATGGGGCAACCCCAGTATCCAACCTCACCTAATACTTGGTGGCAGAGATTCACTAAGAGACACAATATCAAGCCAGGACATCTTCATGATATGAGACACTCACACGCAACAATGTTAATAAATCAAATTGGGAAAGTACCTGGATTAAACATTAAAGCTATTTCTCAGAGGCTTGGCCATGCTAACGTCCAAACCACTTTGAATATTTACACTCACGCTAACCGTGAATCAGATATTTTAGTTGCTGATGCAATCAATAATATATTAAAAACGGGGACATTTTAGAGAAATTCTCTAATTTGCCACCCGTATGACACCCAACTATTTTAGACAAAAAAAATAACAGTTCCATATTTCGCGGAAACTGCATAAGATCAACGTATTTTAGATAAGCTTCCAAGCGGGCTCGAACCGCTGACC